GGTGTCGCTGGCACTTTTAGCCAAGAGGCCTTCTCATCTTCAGGCTCAACAAGGGGTGTACGTATTGGCGATGGGTATGTCGGCGTTTCAAGCACAGTAACGTCATTAGCATGGATGGCACGATTCCATAACCCTAACGGAGCGGTTGGTCAAATTACAACCTCAGGTTCAGTATGTGCCTTCACTTCATTGTCTGACCCTCGCACAAAGTCTGAGTTCACACCTATCACTGGTGCGTCTGAGATGATTCTGGAAGCGCGTGACCAAGGTATGATAGGTGAGTTCACTTTCCTAGCTGACCCTACACAAACTGTATGGGGTTACAACGCTCACAAGGTTGCTGACTTACAAGTTGGTTTCGGTGGTTATGAAGGCGAAGGCCCAAGGGATGCTGAGTTAGGTTCTGTCTACGAAGAAGCTGTTATGGGTGAACGTCCTATAATGATTCCTGAGTTAGATGCTGAAGGTAACCCCACTGACGAGATGATCGAATCCGGTGAAATGGAGTCTTACGAAGTCTCACCTGAGAAGACTGTCACACCTGCGGGTATTGACCAATCTAAGCGAGTACCTATCCTAGAAGCCGCCATTGGTGAGCTGCTTGATAGGATTGCAGTGCTTGAGGCTTTGGTAGATCCAAGCTAAACAATAGGGGCATGTAGTAATTGGATACAGTGCAGACTATCGGGAGCTTGTGGCCTATATTTATAGGCTTCATAACGCTGGTAACGGTGTTAGCTAAAATGCACTCTGAACAGGAGACACTGAAAGAAAAGGTGCGTATCTTGTTTGAGCTATGGAATAAAAAAAGCTAGTTTTGCTTAACCCTTGCAAAGCTAACATTTACAGTAGGATGTTTAAACATGCCAGAATTCGGCCCTCAATCTCTAGCCAATCTCGCAACCTGTGATCCTGAACTGCAACGTGTTTGCAGAGAGGTAATCAAGTTTGTAGACTTTTCAGTCATTGAGGGTGCGAGGGCTGATACACGGCAAGAACAACTGTTTAAACAAGGCAAGTCTACGCTTGATGGCGTGAATAAACGCTCTAGGCATCAAGTGACTGAAGCGCAACCGTTGAGCAGGGCGGTAGATTTATTACCTTACCCTGCCGTACTGCACGGCAAAAACATCTGGGATGACACAGAGCGGTTCCTGCTGTTTATCGGCATGGTCATCGGCATAGGGCGTGTACACGGTATTGAGTTGGTATCGGGCATTGACTGGAACCGTGATGGCTCCACGGCTGACACTAACTTCAGGGACATGCCTCATTTCCAGCTTATGGAGCCTAAAAAATAATGGCGCTTGATCCAATCACCGCAGGCATTGGCCTTGTCGGCAAGTTCGTTGATAAGTTTGTCCCTGATAAAGACCTTGCCACGAAGTTAAAAGCTAACGCAGCCTCGCAAGAGTTCTCAGGGGAGCTTTCGTTGCTAGTGGGTCAGCTAGAGATCAACAAGGTTGAAGCCGCACATAAAAGTTTATTCGTTTCTGGATGGCGACCCTTCATTGGCTGGGTGTGCGGAGTGGGTTTGCTATATAACGTACTGGTACAGCCGATCTTTGATATCTGGGTTGATATGCCGGAAATAAATCCTGATTTATTGTACCCTGTGCTACTAGGCATGTTAGGCATGAGCGGTCTACGGACATACGAGAAATTTAAAGGCGTTCAAAGGGAAGAGTAGTTGTGGTAGAAAGTAAACCGACCGTTATGACCAGTAAGTTAACACTGGGCAGCATTATTGCTTTATTCCCCCTAGTCGCAGCGATGTTTGCTATAGATTCGCATTACATAAGCACAGATGAAGTTGACGTAATTAACAAAAACGTCCAGACGATTGCCGATAACCAAATGCAAGCCACACTGGATGTCAGCAAACAGGTTGAGGACAACGGGGCGCACATGCGTATCGGACTGGCTGAGATACGCATTGAGCTGTATCAAGAACGGCTAGATAACTTGGTGTTAATGCCCCCTGAAGACGTAACCGACTACCATAAAAAACGAAGGGTCGTTCTTGAGCGTCAAGTTGTAAAGTACCAAAAGAATATTGACCTCGACAGGCATACACTCAGGGAAGGCAGCTAGAAATAAACGATGATACCTTTGTCCGTAACAAACCCGTGTCCCTGTAACGTGATACGGTACTCACCATCAGGAATAGGATTAGGGTTGGCGATTCGATGCGGTGTCTTACCATCGTGAAGGTACAGCTTGCCCAACTCATACGGGACATACGTTTCGGGTGGCAGCTCGTTATGGGTCTCGAAAATTTCAATGTCTTCATCGGTACAGCCAAACCAGAAATCACAGCCGCCGCCGAGAGTCGGCAACTCGACAGGGACAGTAAAACTGAACGGGTCACGCCAGTCATAGGCTGACAAGTCTAAACGGTCATACGGTTCGTCTACGTGTACACTGCCTGACAGTCCTTGAGATTTGCTGTCGAATATGTGAAAACCTGCCAACCCAAAGCCTCTGAAAGGTGTCGAACACGGCAGGTCTACGCCCATTATTGCGGGTAACTCACGCCAGAGCTTCTCGTACAGCTCCTTCATCGTGTGGTACATCGGCTTGTTAAACGCATCCGCGATGAACGGATACGCCAGAGGGTTATCTTGGTAAGTGGCAGCGCCTAGCGTATAAAAGCTGTCGCGGTCTTGATAGAGCCAAGACAGGTCTTTCACCTGTTGCGTTACGGCTTGTGATTGCCCTTCCGTTAAAAAGTCATGTGTCGTTATCATATCCTACCCGCCGCTACCATATCGGCATGTATAGCAAGCGCGATGGCGCTAGTATCCGTAACGCGGCTATAGTAAGCGCGTTTGGCATGGCTTTTTATTGCGGGAATCCCCGCTTTTGTCAGGGGTCTATTCGGCACTCTTCCCTTTTTGTAAGCGGCAGTTGTGACGCGAGGACGGATATTCTTGCCGTCGAGCTTTATCACCATGCCCGCGCCGTAAGATATAGTGTTCTTTATAATAAGAATGCGTGCATATTTCTTCGCACGTTCTTCCTCAAAGTAGATAGCGCCTGAAAGCGCAGGATCGCCGAGCACCTCGAAAATCTCCGGTACTGTAAGCCAATCATGCGGCCATAGTTCCACGGCTTTGCGCACTGCAAAGTCAGCGTTGTTTTCAGCGGCGGCTGCCATAGTCTCTTTCGTTTCTGTCGTTGGCGGTGGTGCGGTCAGTTCTTCTATATTCACGACCCGCGTCTGTAACCATCGGTAAACACTTCTTCCCCATGAAGGCATACCGTCGGAATCGTTTACACGCAGCCATTTGTTAAGCGCGGTAAACACGGCGGGTTCAGCAGGGACAGGCGCATTTTCCATGATAAAAAAACGTCTGTCACCGGCAGGGATCGCCAGCGCGTTCGCATGGTTAGTCAAAAACAGGTAGCTAGAATGCACCTTTGATTCTCGCTTTAGCCCGTACTTAGGGTTAATCGAGACCGTTGCGGTACGCGGGTCAATAAAGGTTTTTAAACGCTCGTAGTTCCCGTAGGCATCAGCATTCCCGCCGGTAGAGAGCGTTTCTTCCGACACGATAAAAGGCTTTTCTCGCCATTCGTTAAACCCTGAATCTCCCAGCATGTCGCGTAGCGGCACGTCTGCGACATTAGGCTCGCCAATCAGCGTTTTGATCATGTCGGCGAGTGTAGACCGGCCGACACCTTGCTTAGTTGCCACCATCACCAGCGCTGCTCCTCTGAACGTCATGTCTTGGCATTTTGCCGCCAGCCAATGCAGGAAATAGTCACGGGAAAGTTCGTCAGGTATCAAGTACTCAAGGTAGTCGATAAATTTGGCAACGTGCTCATCGTTAATCGGCCCTTTACCCCATGCAGGAATGCTGAACAGGTTGACGAACAACTCATCGTCCCTGTCAACTATCCTAGAGGTGGTACTTGGGTCGTAAGTAGCGCCAGATACGGTAACGCGGCTTTTAGATGTCTTCCATAGTGACGTTTCAGTAATAGCCTTTGGCTTCCCATCCACTCTCTGCACGGTAACTGAGTGTGGATAGGCAGTGGTAAACGATTGTAAGGTCATCATTCTATCGCGGCGGAAAGATTTTATGTCTCTGACGGAGTTACAAGAAGTATCGAAAACGTACTGAGATGCCAGCGCTGCCGCAGGATCAATCGAGCCGGCTTCAGGTCCGCCGTTAACTGCGACATAAGACAACATGTCTGCGGTCTTATTCCCCGCGCAAGAGTCGTGAAAGCAGTTAAAGCCTCGGCGGGTAACGTCATCACCACGTCCTAGCGGCATGTAACTCGCACTCCCATCGCCACTTGAGTGGCCTTCACCCCACGGACACGCAATGCTCACCCACGAATGGCCGTTGTCGTCTTTTACGTTGTCAGTTTCGTACAGCCATTCCAGTACAGGGTCGATAAATCCATTCAAAGACGCGGCGACAGGTGATAAAGGCGACCACGGTGAAGCACCGACAGAACGTGAAGCGCGGCTTTTAGTTGCGGCTTCTGCATCTTCAAGTATGTCATCCCAACTGGCGTTAAGCTCAAGCGCGTCAAGTATATCTTGTGGCGTGTACACGATATCATTAAGTTCAGTCATAACGCTGACAAAACCCGCTTTGCCTTTCTTGCCGTTAACGCCTTCTGGCAGTCGCACGATTTTACAGGGCATCTTACCGCCTTCATCACTCGCGCCAGACTCATACACGAGCTGGATAAGGGCTGTCGCGGCAGCGAAATCACGCACCGGTTCGGCGAGTATGTAGCCGTATTGGAAATTACCTTCGCTCGTTTCTATCTTGTAGGAAGGTGTAAACGTGTCAGGTATCTTGCTAAAAGGGACTTTTGTGCCAATGTCGTCAAGGACTACAACGCGAAGTGAACGAAATAACGCGCCGCGATTGTAGAGCTTTCCATCATCAGGGTGAAGGGCGCAGGTTGATGTGCCGAAGTACAGCGACATTGCTTTTTTGGATGTCTGGACAAAATTCTCTGTATCTTCGTCAGACTTAGGATAGCCCATGCCTGTCGATAACGGCTTCCGCCGCCATGTCAGTATGTGCTCGTCTTCGTCCATCTCCGCATGAAAAACGGCATCGAGAAATTCATTGATGCGTGTCTGGTCATACTCTCGCGGCGGAAGGTTATCTTCGGAAGTAAACGCCAGTGGTTTAGATACGGGAACTGGCTGCGCGGCTTGAGCTGCTTCAAGAGACGCTATTAGTGCCGCTTGCTTTTCTTTTTTGTCTTCTGTATTGTCGTGCTCAGTCATTACTATTTCCTTTGAAATTGTTTTGGTGGTCCTTGGTTGGGATTATAAAAAGCCCTGTCTGTTTATGCGGTCGGGGCTTTTTTATGCCTGTTATTTGCCATACCTGTCCATTACTTCAGGCTCTGCTTTCAAGGGTAGGGCGTTCGCCCAATCCGGTACAAACTCCATCGTGTCTTGAAGTGTTTGTTTCCATAATTCTGTTTCTGCTTCTGGCACATCCAGTATTATTTCGTCGTGGGCATGTGCCACTACCGGCGCACCGGCATCAACCATATCGCGAAGTGCCTCACGTAGCAAGCAAGCAGACGTTGCTTGCGTCACATTCTCCGCCAAAAACCCGCCCCAAAGCTGCATTCTAGGCCACGGTTCGTTGCTGTCGGCACGGGGCTGAACACTAGCTTTCATGCAGGTTACAAGGCCGTTTTCTATCTTAGCTTTAGGGTACTGTATGACAGAATCGTTAGGCAAAATACAAAGTAAAGTGCCGTCAAGTAAACCGGCCACGTAGATGTAACGAATACGCCCTGCTGCGAAAACTTTGTTGGGGGCGCGGACCGCCTTGACAGCGGCATGTTCAAGCGCGTACCAAAAATCCATTGCCCATTTGTTAGCTTTGCGCCATCGTTCAACAACGCGTTTGATAGCACTGTCAGACAATTCAAGCCCGTAGTTTTTCGCCATCGCTTTAAACGCGCCAAGTGCGCCACCAAAGCCCAATGACAAAACAGCGACTTTACCGGTCTGCCGATCATACTTGCCCATCTCGTTTGCTGTCTCGACGTAGATATCGCGGCCGTCTACAAAGATGTCCAGCACAGAGCGTCCGCCCTTGCTGTCAGATAGCCACGGCAAGACTCTTGCTTCAATCGCGGACCAATCACCCACGACAAACTTGCAGCCGACAGAGGGGATTACAGCCGGTCTAAGGAGGCGAGCGAGTGTGTCGATGACGGGTGAGGGCAGTTGCATGTCGTCGCGCATATCCTGTAAATACGTTTCAGCATCTTCAGCACTAAAACAATCGCGGCGCATGTTCTGTAATTGTAATCCGCGAGAAGCATAACGCTGAGTTTGACCAGCGCCGGCAAATACAAAGGCACCGTGTACACGGTCTGTCTCTGGGTCAGCGCGTTCAAGCATGGCGGTGAATTTTGCAACACTGGTGCTTCCGCCTTGATGAATAAGATCGACAGCTTCGCGTAAATATCCATCGAGCTGCGGCAAAGCCAATAGGTCTTCTCGAATGTGTTTATCGAGCGAAAACTTAACAGGGTCCGTTGGCTTCTTACGCGGCTTTTGTAGCGCGTCAAAAACTGGCCCTTCGGTAAACTCGGCCATTATCAGCACTAGCAACTTCCCTGTCTCGGTCACGCTTCGTACTTCGCCATTGGTTAGACTGGACAGCCTGTCGCCAAGCTCGGCTTTTTCGTCCGCCGCGTAACTTTGCGCCAGTGTTGCGAGTTTACGGTCGATACGAATACCGCGGTCGTTGATGCGCTCGTTAACCTGCCAATCTTCGTGATCAGTGTCGAGCATGGGGCGAAGACTAAGCGCGAGTCCTTCCGTTGCGAGAACGTCTTGCTTGCAGTATGCGCCCATTTGCCACATCAGCTCAGGGTCGTCGTTAAACGTGCCGTCTCTTTGTGGTTTGGACAGCTTACGTATCAGGGCTGATCCTCGATGGTCCTTCTTGTGTAGAGCATTCATCGCACGGGTCGCACCGTCAAGTGTAGCGGGGAAAGCGTTTACACGACATTGTGCCGCCGTGCAGCGCCATTTCTCGGCAGGCAGTTCAGGGAAGTCGTGGTCTTCAACCGCGATGCACTCGTATATCAACTGGTCAAAACGGGCGTTATGCGCTTCGATAACGTCCGCATCGGCTATCGCCCAATATAGATCGCCGTCCACGCTATCATCGGCATACCAAAGCCACGAATTAACGTGGCCTGTATCGTCGCGAAGTCGGAAAGAGCAACACAGGATTTTCGTGCTTAGATGTTGGGCGTAATTGTCCGCGCCGACTTTTTTAAGGTCGGCACGGCTACGCGTCTCAAAGTCCAAAGACATTACAGAGGTCATATTATATCCTCGGTGATCGAGCGAGTTTGATGGCGGCTTGTATGCGCTTATGTTCGGTTTCGTCTAGCCCTTTGACTATGCTCATTTCCATAGGTAGCGAGTCTTTCAAGGAATGTAACGCAGTTTCGGCGCAATAACTCGCAATGGAGCGCGCCCAGTTAGCCTCCTCGTCGTCCCCCTGCGCTTTATCAAACTCGATACTAACCGCAACACCTAACAACTGATGCACTTTCTCGGTCATCGAGAGAAGGATTAAAGGAACAGGCATTTTACTGCCGTTTTTTGTGCTGATTCTTAATCGCTCGGTGAGCAGCTTAGTGAGCGCAATGTTATTGTCTATCAGTGCTTGTCGTTCGACCTTAGGAATACTGTCTAGGTTTTTCATCGTGTAAACGTCCTATTGATTGGCGGAGATAAAAACGCCGACTCAAGGCCGGCGTTTGTTTTACTCTAAACTGCGATTAAGCAGATCGTCTTTTCCGCTTTCGAGCCGTTGGCTCTGGTGCGGTTTCAGGCGTTGGTTCTTCTATCGCCGCGACAGGTTCAGGTTCCGTTTGTGGCTGTCCCTCCTCAGGTTTATGAACCCAACCCTCTATCGTCAGTACTGGCTCAAACGTTTTACCGTGCTTCTTATGAACGTAACTGGATTTCTCCAATACGATCTCAGGGATGTAATCCGTACGGCCGGCATTTCCACGATTAACGACAGCAGTAAGGATACCCGCCACCGCTTTTTTCCCGCCACGTGAAGACGTTTTGTAAAGCAGTTGAACCCCTTCTTCTGGACCTTCCACGCCTTTCATCGCGAAGCCCACTTGTGGCACCCAACTATTACCTTCGACAGTTGGCAGGGATGCCTTGTCGATAGGTGGTTGGCCTTGCATAACCATTTCTTCGCCTTGCAGCTTAAAGTCGTGCCACGCTATCCAACCATGTATGTAGGTTTCAGGGTCAATAACGAAAACGCTTTCGTCAGAGACTTCTGTATCTTCACCACCATAAACCCATTCGCCAAACTTCGTTAGCTTGAGAAAGAGAAAGTCGTTATCCATAACAGCGGGGGAATGTGCTTGCGCTTCCTCAAGATTTGCGATGAGAGTAGATATTGCTGCCGGTAAGTTATTAGTCGTCATTTTATTTTCCTATTCAGATTTAGATTTAAAGTTATTGATCTAGCAAGGCATTGAGTTGCTCAAGCCCAACTAAGGGAAGCGCAGCAGGGCGTTTATCGTCCGACTTTGCTAGTGTTGTGCCACTTGACACAGAAGTTATATACTGCCCGTACTCTTTCTCGAAGTCAACACCCAATTCCTTACATACTTTTTCTAGCTGCGGCGGAGTTTTAAGTGTGCTTATGTAGGCAAATTCGTTCTTTATCTTTCGCGCTTTGCGAACTTTTGCATCGACGGCGGCTAAGTCTGCCCATTTGCGTGTGCCGCGCTTGTTAACCAGCTTGTACCCTTCAATAGACGTGCCTAATTCAAGCTGTTCGTGCGCCATCGCCTTAACTTGTTTTGCCCATTCGATCATTTCATCCGCCAAAGGCAGATACTCGGCAAGTTTGTCCGCCGTTATCTCGTTTACACGTGATAGTCTGGCCGCTTCACCTGTTTTGGCAGGGCAGATTGCGTGAGCAGGACAGTATTTGCACCAGCTTCCTGCTTGGGGGCTAGGCACTATTTCTGTTTCGGCTTTACTGATCGCGGTAAAATAGCGGTCTTCAAAGGCATCAAGCGCCAAAGGGGCTATCGTCCAATGGGAGTAATCCGCCCCATCATCGTTAGGCTGCACAATAGCAAGGTGAATGCGCTCGACTTTATCGAACATGGGCGCGGTTTTTGCGTCTGTCGCCGCAGCTAGGGCGTAGAACAGTAATTGCGCGTTTTCCTCAACGTCTACCGTAACGTACCCAAACTTGTAATCAAGCACTAGCAGGTCTTTACCGTTCTCGCTTAAAGCGAGCATGTCAATTGAACCGCCTATGTCATCGTCTATCTGGACAAACGGCTCAAGTAAGATATTGCTTTCGATGCCTAGCTCATTAAGCACTTGTTCAACGCACTTAAGTGCTGGGTCAAGTTTTTCTTTGATTAGGTCGTCTGTTAGCGCGATTCCGTTGTAGCTTTCGCCATTGTAAAGCTGCTGCACGAAGGTTATGTCGTCTTTGTACGCTTTTTCCATGCAGTTATGAAGCAATGTGCCGGTATCCGCAGCAAGGTTCACGCTTTTCTCGACACTTCGCGGTACACTTTCTGCTAGCTTGTGCCAGCTTGGACAGCCAATAGTGCGTGAAGCGACAGAGCCGCCATATTTTAAATGTACTGCCATGATTATTTCCCTTTTTTGTAGCCTTTTGATGAATCCATATAGCTTGCAAGCGTGTAGTCAGTGGGGTTTATTGGCTTTTCGGGCTTAATCCAGAGACGCGCTAACAAGACGGCTCCTTCTGGTGAGAACCCCTGCTGATAACTGACTTTATTTTTCTGCCCATGATCATTTTCTTTTTTCTTCATAACGTGTAAACGTCCTTAAGTTATCGGCGAGACATCGACGCTTTTTTAGCAATCGCTTCTTTGTACGCTTCATTGTGCTCTTCAACAAAGTCTAGCAAGGCCGCAATAGTTTGCGCGATTGACATACTGTACGTTTCCGCTAAGTTTTTTACGTCCCCGTGCAATGATTGGGGGATGTTGCCAAGCGTAAAACGCGTACTTTCAGTCTTGTAGCTTCGGGCGAAGTTAACTTTTACATAATTCGCACTGTCTTCAAATGAAAAAAATTCGTCGTTTGGTGCTTCCATGATATACTTTCCTAAAGTTTATTGAATAGAGGTGGCATAGTATCAAAACAGAAAAGCAATTACAAAACTATCTTAAGAAACTCGCCGAGCGCCATAAGGTTTTGTTCTTTAAACTTGAAGCTGTCGGGCAAACGGGTTTTCCTGACGTGCTGCTTGCTTACAACGGATGGTCAGTGTACGTGGAACTTAAAAGTGAACGAGGCACTGGCGTACTCTCAAACAGGCAAGTGATGATGCTCGATAAACTTTCAAACAACGGATTAGAAGTGCATGTCATTAAAAATACCGAGGCAACAGACAAAATTATCGCCCACCTTGTTAACCGAAAATCAAAACCGCGCTATTGGGAGGCTGTTTGAAAATGATAGCACCCTTTTCTGCGCCGATATGGGTTTTGGAAAAACAATTGTAACGCTTACCGCGCTTACCGAGTTATTAAATGAAGGAGTTATCGGTCGCGTCTTGATTGTCGGACCATTGAAAGTCGTGAACACTGTTTGGCGACAGGAGGCGGATAAATGGTCGCACACTGAGCGCCTAACATTCGCCATTGCGACAGGTACGCCAGCGCAAAGGTGTCATGCTATCGAAAGTGAAGCGCAAATTGTGCTAATTAATTTTGAGAATTTGGCATGGGCCTGCAAACGTTACAAAAATAATTTGCCTTTCGACGGTCTAGTAATTGATGAGCTGTCAAAATTAAAAAATTCCGGTGGTGCAGGGTTTAAGGCATTGCGGCACCGTTTACACGTCTTTAAATGGCGAGCGGGTTTGACCGGTACGCCTGTTAGTGAGGATTTTGAAGGGCTTTACGGCATGACATTTGTACTCGATAGCGGCGAGAGACTAGGCACACGAAAAGATTTGTTTATGCGCCGGTATTTTTTCCCTACGGACTATAACGAATACAATTGGGCATTGATTGACCCAACAGGCGCAACATTACTCGATAAAGTGAAAGATTTAATTTTTGTGGCGGACAATGCAGCTTATAAAGAGACACTACCGGCAATAGTGCATGAAACTGTGCCGGTCGTGCTCGATAGTAAATCGCGAGTGCTTTACGAGGCCATGAAAATTGATGCTGTTATTGGTGACATTACGGCAGATAACGCGGCCGTTGTGGTTGGTAAACTTGCTCAAATCTGTTCAGGCTGGCTATATCGAGAGGATGAACCAACGCTGGCTATCCATGAGGCCAAATTAGCAGCGCTTAACGCGATGGGCTTAAATAATAATGTTGTTATCGCATACTGGTTCAAAGAGGATTTAGCGAGGCTAGAAAAGCATTACCCTGACGCTGTGACGTTCGATGGTAGCGAAGAAATGATTCAGCTATGGAATAAAGGCGAAATAAAGATGATGTTTATTCAGCCTAGGTCCGCCGGCCACGGATTACAGTTGGAAAAAGGCGGCAGTACCTTAATCTGGTATTCGCCGGTTTGGTCACGTGATCTGACAGAGCAGACAGAAGCGAGAATTTGGCGGCAGGGACAGAAGCACACTGTGAACGTGTACACGTTGTGCGTTACTGATTCTATAGAAAGCGAGATGATGAAAAGGGTTGATGGTAAGGCGAGCTATGCTGAATTGCTTGCCTCCCATCTTGGTTAAGGTAGAAAAATGCGCTGTGAAAGTAATTTTCTACCCTTTACTACTCATTAATTTTGCAATCGTAAAGGTAAGCGGTCTTTTCAAGCGCAAACCATGCCAACGCATTGGCAACGTGTATATAGTCCTCGTTATCTTCGCCGTCTTCTAGTGCTCGCGCTACTTCGTACTCGCCCAGTCGTACATAGTTAAGCACGGCGACAAATTCCGCTAACGTGGTGAATCCTTGGGCTTCAATTGTTTCTCTAGCCATCGCGTGAATGTTCCCTTTGTTGGCCTCATAGAAAGCCACGGTGTCCGTGTGATAAATAAAATTGGAAACGCCACCTTCCGGCCCGTGATTCGCGATGTCAGAGGCTGATTTTTTCCAGTCTGTCCACTTGCCAAATTGCTTGATAACGGCGCGGGATAGTTGCGGATTGTTTGTGTTCTCGATGAAGGATGATAAATTCATGCGGGTTGGTCCTTTATAAATGGTTTAATAGTGCTTGAATGAGTAGGAAAGAGCCGCAAAAAAGCGCGGCCCCTAGTATTACGTCTGGTTTAATCTTCATTATTTCGGCCTCGTGTAAACGTTTCAGATTGTTCTCGTAAACTAGCAATAACGGCTTTTTTTGATAGACTACGCGCAATAAAGCGCTCGCCATCTCGCGTCACTAACTCGCCTTTGTACAGTGGACGGTCTTTGTATCGACTTGTGCACATTTTCAATTTCATTTTTCTAAACCTCTCAGTTGTGCTAGTGCTATTTCCTTCACAGTCGCAACGGCTTTTTCTGGTGTTTCGTATCGGTCCTTGTTCGACAGATAGCCAAAACCGATATCAAAATCAGTCATGGGCGATGCCCCACCGTTGCCGTAGCCGTCTAATGTCATTTTCTCGCCGCCATCTGTTAATGATTCGGCAACACGCCAGCATAAACGCCGTTGAAAGGCCATATGAGCCAAACTGAACGCGACACTCTCAGCGCTGAAAGGTGTATCACTTGTTTTTATGCAGATCTCGATTGAGGCTTTAGACGTGCCGTCTTGATTGCGCCAGATCGCCCATATTTCCAGTGTATAACCTTCGAGCGCTAACTGTGAGAGCACGGCCATTATTGCAGCTCCCTTGTTCAATGCGTGATGTTGTTCACTATCGAAACGGCGGCCCACTTGAACGCCAATTTTTAAGCGCTTGTCCGCTTCTACTTCATCGAATGACATCATGCTATCAGGCAAGCCGGCGAGAAAAGCCGGCACAATAGGCGCGAATCCTTGCACATCGTTCAGTATTGCCGGCTCTGGTATAGCGCCGCCGGCCAGCGTTTCATGCGGCACTTCTAGCCTAGGCATTGCCGCCGCACCTTCTCGCCAATTGCCACCATTGAGCGCCGTTTCTATGGCAGTTTCCATGTCCATCTCGCTGCTAGTGGTACTGCTAGCCTCACCTGCTCGCGGTAAAGCGGGGTTATTTTCCAACGATTGCACGTGCGCGCCCAATGCCGTTATCGAGTCGAATCTAACAGTGTCAAATCCCTTCATTGTTATAGGCCTCTTAAGTTCAATTGCGAAATTTGATCTTTGGACAAGCCATTACCGAAACACTCCAGCATGGCCTCTTTTTTGGTCTCACCCATTGCCAGCAAACCAGCGCCGCGGATGGAGGAGCGCGGCGATATAACAACAATGATACCGGCCGTCTTTGCGTCTTTCCTCGCGGTCTGTACTAACTTGACCCATTCGGCGGCTTCACCGGTGCTAGTGTCGCCACCTAAACGCGCATATTCCGCCTCTGCCAGTCTTAGCTCTAGCTTTGTATCGTAGTCTAACTCTATTCGAGAAAACCGGTCTAGGGTCGCGCCGTCAAGCGCTTGGCGCTTGTAGTTAGCCGTTGCGCCGTTGCCGTTAGTGTTTGCCGCGGCGATACAATAAAAATCATCGTGTTGCTTCACCGTGCCATTCGGAAAGGTATATTCGCCATTGGCTAGCGCTTGATTGAAGGCTATTACGGCCGTCGGATTACTTGCGTCTATTTCATCGAACAAGAAAACGCCGCCGTTTTTGTAAGCGTCATAGAAAGATGTTTCGACATATTCGCCGCCGGCGTTCATGTATCCGGTTAACTCGTATTTTTGGAGTAGCGCACCGGTTGAATGGAACGGCACTTGCAGCGCTTGCGCTGCTTGGCTGGCCAGTGTTGTTTTGCCAGCGCCGGCCGGTCCGAACGTGTACACGTTATAACCCGCTTGCAATCGTTTAATGATTTTTGGAAGTGCTTTGTGCGCGCCTTTGATAGTGGCCGCGGTTTTTGTTTCATGTAGCACTTCAAGAGTCGTAACAGGCTCTATCATGCTTTCCACAATAGCGCGGATGGCGTTTTCATCAATGGCCGGCGCTGTAGGTGTTGCCGGTGTTAGTGTCGCGAGAAGTGCCGCAAGTGCCGCGGCGGTATCACTTTCTACCGGCTGGACCGGCGGTAATGGTGCGGGGGTTGCGGCCGGCGGTAATGGTGCGGGGGTTGCGGCCGGCGGTAATGGTGCGGGGGTTGCTAGCCATCCGGTCCAGCCGGCTTTAGTGGCGCGTTCACATAGCTCAGTATCGGTGATGTCGGTCGATGCTATGCCGTTAGCATTGAGGAATCGACGGGCGTTGCGTATCATTTTGGGCGTGTACATAAAGGTATGTCCTTTTTTGGGTTGGTTGGTTGGTTTATGTTGCTTGTCTCATTGTGCCATTGTCACAAGATAGACAAGCTGGCGCGGACTTCATCGCGTCGATGTTTTTCTGACTAGTCCGTACAGAAAAACCGCAATCAGTACATTCAACTTTCAACTGTCGGTTTTTTTGCTTGGTTTTTCCGGATCGATTGGGGTCCAACGCGTCGTGCGGTATGGGTCCTATCATATCTTCTGAACATAGTTCCGCGAGGTATTCAGCAAGTTCAGGACTTGCGCCGGTATGGGTCCACGTTTGGCCGCCGGTCCTACTTTCTGTTGACGTTAACCCTACAACGCTAGCGATGCGCTGAAAGCCGCTTTTGTGTCCGCTTTTGTTGCGGTCGAAAGCGTGGCAAAGCTCATGCACTAAAGTGGTTAGTATGTCGATTGAATCGGCAGCGCCTTTTTCGGCCGTGATGAATATTTCAGTGATGTTGGCATCACTTGCGGCCGGATTCCAACATTCACCTAGCACGGTAGAAGTTAGCGTACCTTTGGGCGCGGTTAACGACACCCTGAACAAAGGTGCGTCTATTTCTGGCAATGCCGGCGTGAAAAGTTCGGTTACACAAAGGTTACTTGCGGTTACTAACCAACTTTCACGGGTTTGAGGTGTAACCTTTTGGGCGTTTTCCATGCTTATTTCCTGTATATATAAAATGAATCAAGACTATACACTGTATAAGCGAGGAAAGCATGGGGAATGTTACAGTTTTTTGTGTTTTTGTTACGGCAAAAGGTACAGTTTTTTGAAGTGGTGTACCGGTAGGCGCGGTGCGGGTTTGGCGGGTTTTAGTTACACTAGTTACATAGATCCTTATAAAAAGACTCTAATTTTTTACCTTTTTTTTACCTAATATATATATATAGAGTTTTTGAAATGGTGTAACCGGTGTAACAGGTGTAACAATTGCCTGCTGCTGCCCTGCTGTTCACCCGCCGCAAAACCCCTGTTTCCCCGCCCCTTCTTGTTAGCGTTAACAGGCTATATCGCCGCTATGCCATTTTCTTTGTGTATTAATGGCATAGCGTGGGCATGTATTAAAACGCCGTGTAAACGCCCCTAGGCATCTTAGCTGCTCGTCAACTACTATAACCAAATAAAAGATATATTATTAATTGTTGCAACGTGCGCCAAACTCTGCCGCGAGTACATGGCAACGTGTAAACGTTAGCAACATCTGGCAACATCTGGCAACGTGGCAACATCTGGCAACATGGCAACGTGTACACTTTAGCAAACACGGACCAACAAGCTGGCAACGTGTACACATTACCTACCTGCCTTCAACACGTGTAAACGTAAACAATATGCTAACGACACAAAAGAGGTGCCCCCCATGCGATTTGAAACGCAAAGACACGCACCCGTACCGACCCATTCACAAAAATTCCCTACTTTTTGATTTCACTATGCTACTTCTATGCTATAGTGCCTAAATGCCTAGAACTCGAAAAGACATACTGCCGCCTGTAGAACACGTCGATGAAGACGAATATGACGTAGGACGGTTAATGCCCATAGAAGACTTCCTTGACAGACATCACCCGCAAAACGATCAATATGTGCGAGGGGTAGAGCACGTCCAAAACCAAATCGTGCATCAGTCCAGTAAGTTACGACCAAAGCAAGTCCAGATACTAAAAACGGTGTTTCTTGGACTAAATTACGTAAAAACCGCCGACCGCCATAACACAACGTCTGGAACTGTATCCAGACTTGCCCGAAGCGAAAACGGCGCTAGACTGCTTAAACTACTACAATACCACTTAACCCTCTTAGAAGGACCAAATTTAGCGCAGCGCCGCAACATGCTTTGGCGCATTGGGCAAGAAAACGAGCTTGTGGACCCTAAAGTGACTATCTCCGCTGTCGCAGAGCTTAACAAGATGACGTACAAGGAGTGGGAGCAGACTAATCCCCAGCAATCGACTCAGACACCCGTGGTGCAAATCAACATAAACCAAGACCTACTCCCAAAAACGACATTGGACCAGTAAAATGCAGTTAAGCCCCGCCGATAAAAGCTGGTCGCTACCCTACAACCCCCGTGAACTGATGGTCGAGTTCCACCAGCGGACGCAACGGTACGCTTTTCTCATTTGTCACCGCCGGTACGGAAAAACAGTGGCTTGTATTGCGGAACTTATCATCAGAGCCTTGTACACCAAGAAAAAGAACGCTCAGTACGCGTATGTCTGTCCTTTTCGCTCTCAGGCGAAGGCTGTCGCGTGGAATTACCTTGTCGATATGACCCAAGGCATTGCGGAAGATGTAAAAGTCTCTGAACTTTCTGTTACGCTGCCGAACGGCGCTAAAATATGGCTTTCAGGCTCCGATAACGTCAACGCGCTACGAGGTCTGTACCTCGACGGTGTGGTCCTTGATGAGTTTGGACAGTGCCGCCCCGACCTTTTAGAAGCAGTCATTATGCCCTGCTTACTCGACCGAAAAGGCTGGTTAGTTATTATTGGCACGGCGTATGGGCGGCTGAACAAGTTTTTTGACTACTACGAGAAATCAAGAGACGACCCAGAATGGTTCCATGCGGACATAAAAGTGTCTGATTCGGACATTATCCCGCTAGAAGAGCAAAAGCGCATACGAGAGGCAATTTCTGAAGCAAAATGGAACCAAGAATTCCAAAACGACTTTTCCGCTGAGTTAGTCGGCACTTATTACGCAAGCCTTATCAACGAACTGGAGCATGAGCACAAAATTAACACGTCTACACTACACGACCCGCATTTGCCGGTCCAAGTGGCGTTTGACATCGGGCGAAAAGACAACACTTGTGCTTGGTTCTGGCAAGAAACGGGACATGGCATAAAGTGGATCGACTTCTACACCAACAACGGTCAGCCGGCCTCGCATTACATCGACATGCTCAAGGAAAAGCCCTACGACCTAAGCCGTGTACACCTGCCCCACGATGCTAAGGCTATGACGTTCAGCACAGATAAGTCAGCGCTAGAGCAATTCGTTCACGCGTTTGAGAAAAAAGACACGCTTATCGACCTTGTGCCAAAGCTCTCTGTCGAGGACGGCATTGAGGCAGTACGGCAGACACTCAAGTTCAGCGAGTTTAATGGCGAAACCTGTTACTATGGCATTGAATGTTTGCGTGTGTACAGAAAGAAATTTGACGAACTCAAACAAGTGTTTTCTAATAAGCCTCTACACGACTACTCATCTGACGCGGCGGATGCGTTTCGTTATGCCAGCATAATGGCAAACAAGTCCTACAAGCCCGCACCAACGCCACATGAAAGCATAAGAGCGCAAATACGAAGTGGTGGCGAGTATCAGTTAGAAAACCTATTTAGCCAGCGTGAGAGTGCTAATAAAAAGAGCTTTATCGCTCAAAGGAGAATTTAAGCGTGGCATACGACACAAGTACAGACGATAAAATCGAGTCACGTAGCGATTACGCGGATACACCTGCGGGCAGATACAAATATTGGGCAACAGAGCTAACGGTCAGCAAAAAAGCAAGAGAACCGTGGTGGAAAAAGTCCGACAAGATTATTAACCGTTTTATAGGCAAGCACCAAGGTATTGAGCGCGGTGATGATACAGGCGGGTTCAATCTGAACCTGTTTCACTCTAATGTGAAGACGTTAGGCGACATGCTGTACGGAAATACACCTAAAATCGACGTTTCACGACGATATGCCCAACCAAATGACGATGTAGGCCGTGTTTCGGCTGAAATCATGGAGCGATTGCTCAATTTAGACATTGCGAACAACGGGGCAGAGATTGATGCCGTGTTCCGCGCTACTTTGCAAGACAGATTACTCTCCGGTCTTGGTTGCGCCAAGGTTGGTTACACTTTCGAGAGTGAAGAAGTGCCTGTCTTAGACGAGATGGGGCAACCGACCGGAGAGACCGAAGAAAAGCTCATTTCTGAAGACGCGCCTGTCGATTATTACTATTTTGGTGATATTTTGTGGGGCTGGTGCCGTACTTGGGACAAAATGCCGTGGTTGGCGTTCAGAAGCTATCTCAGTAAAGACGATGCCGCCGCACGGTGGGGCGAAGACGTTGCTGAAGAGCTAACGTACAAGAAGCAGACAAAGAAAACGTCAAATGAAGGCGTAGAAGACGATGCTAATGATTCGGCTTGGATGCGGGCAGAAATTTGGGAGATTTGGGACAAAGACACAAAGAAAATCTGCTGGATTTCGATGGGTTACGACAAAACGCTAGAACATAAAGACGATATCCTTGAAATTCCTAACTTTTGGCCTGTACCACCGTTCTTTATCGCTAACGTCACCACCAGCCTGTATACGCC